GTTTGAAATAGTGATATACTTGGGAAGGGTTACCCCACCTGAGCCAATGCTGGCCCCAACTACATAGCTGGAGTTACATACTTTAAAAATACAATCCTGCGATCCATCAACTTGTTTAATAATGGTATTTTCAAAACCGTCGCCCATTACATGCACCCAAGGAGGCAACTTGATAATGTTGCCAGTGATCATGTATGTGCCTGCTTCGAATCTCAGTATTCTTCGAACCAGTGGTGAAGCCTGTAGTCTTGATTGATCGTAAATTTGAAGTATGGCTCTGTTAATAGCTGCGGTGTCGTCTGTGAATCCGTCACCTAGTGCGCCAAAGTCTCGTACACTGACCCACGAATCCAATTTACGTTGGAAGGTTCTAATAACAGGGTGATTTAAGTCCGGGCCGGTGCGTGTGATATAGCCACCTTCTTCGCCCTTGAAAGTGTAGAAAACTGCGTTTGGTAGTTCTTCCGTAAGACGTCGCAGGGTCAGTAATTCAGTGATCCCTTCTTCGGGAGCACCTTCGCCTACTCCGCCATTGCCTATAAACAATCGTTGAGCATCAATACTCCAACCAAATTCGCCGCCACTTAGCTGTGGTAAATCTTGTTGGAGTCCTCTACGTACTTGTACTTTCGAAATCTGTACTACAGCCATACCTAAATCCGTGTAATACAGTATTTAGTTAGACAAATAATACAGTTCTACTCGCTTGGTCCACTCGTCCGTCCAGTAGTCAAATTCGTCTCCAGAGACCTCAAATTCCAGGTATTCCGGCGTGGTATACGTTTGATCTTCTAGTAATTTAGGCTGTACAGCCATCAAAATTACACCATCACGTATATTGGTACCATGCGTGTGGTTGTGTGCTTGTGCATAGGCAGCTAACTGTAAAAAGTAATCTCCGATGTACTCACGCTTCTTGACTTTGTTGCTTTGCTTGAAGTCCATGATAGCAGGACGGCCTTTCCACACACCTAAACAGTCTGTGGTGCCGGCATACAAACCACTGTAATAAACAGGAACTTCTGTGCCCCAAAATTCATCAACATTAACGAGACCTTTGAGGATAACTTCTGCAGCCATAAACCAACTCGGATGTGCATACGGGTTAGTGGGAAACTGCATCATCTGTTCACTTTTGATGTATGTCTCCAAGTAGGCGTGCATACGTGTGCCACGGTTTGCAGCTTCTGTGGTAATCTGTTGTGCCCGTTGTTCGCCTACAGCTTTGCGCCAATTGGCTAACGCTTCACGTGCTTCTGCAGGTTTTGTCTTATCCAGAATTGTAGTTACGCTGGGTACTTTGGATCCGTCAGGTAAAGAGTAATGGCGCTTGCCCTCAACCGTGGTTCGATTAAGGGGCGCATAGTTATATCGTTGTGTAATCATTTTGTATCCTGTTGGATACTATAACACTTTTAACTGCGACTGCCAAGAGCTCTGTCAGCCATTTGGCTAACTGTCTTTTCGGGTGCAGTTTTACCAGCTGTGTCGCCACCAATTTCTGCTGTGTCTCCAAAGCCGTCATCAGTGAATGGTTTCAAGTAAACATACTTAACACCATTCTCATCGTCTTTGATATCGGTTATCAGTTCTTTGATAGTGTCGTTGCTGGAACGTGCATCAGACAGTGCTTCGGCGTTAAACATTTCGCCCCCGGGGATACGTTTAACCAAATTAACCAGCGCATCCACACGCACTTTGGGAACAGAATGACCGTGAGCACGGTTACGTAATTCTTCTAGCACAGTGGCCAATACTGCATCGCCGCGGGTTTCGGCTTCATCTTCGATGATACCACTAAACCCGCTATCTTCGGCAACGAATTCTTTAAGACGCATTAGCGTGTCTCTCTACCCATGTCGGCTGCTCCGCCAGCAGCAGCATCAGTGGCAGCAAAGTCATCACCGCCCATGTCAAGATCGCTTGTTTCACCGCCCATGCCAGGACCTAGATCAGGAGCAGCTCCGCCCATTCCCATGTCCATGCTAGCACCAGTGTCTTCACCAGCTAGGCCACGTGCTGCTGTGTCGGCAGTTTCACGACCTTGTTGTAGTGTGCTGGCTAGGTCACCTAGTAGTGGACTTACAGCGTTCTTAAATGTGTCAGCTTGCTCAATGCCTAGCTGATCACGGATTGTATCTAGTAGAGCTGGTAGTTGCTCATTCTGCATCTTACCAATCTTTTCTAGCATGTCCTGGATACTGTCAACCATGTCCTTGGCAGCAAGAATAGCTTCGCTTTTGGCCATTTCACTTTCTGTGATTAGCTGTTGACGATTTTCAACCATCCAGCTGTGTAGGCTTTCACGAACCATAAGCATTTCCATATACTTAGGGTTCTTTTCTGCTACGTGGATGCCGTGTGTGGCCTTGATCTTGTCTAGGCTTTCACTGATAGCACGAGCCATTGTGTATGCTTTCTTGAAGTTTAAGTTAGCATAATCAATTGAAAAACCAAAGCGGCTTTCCATGACACGATTCATTTGCTTGGTGGTTGGCTTTGCAGCCATTTCAGATAATTTCATAGTGGTTTTTCCCAAATACCTTTCAAATATTTAGCCGAATTTAAAGTTTTTTCAAGATCATTTTTTGCAACTTCTAGGTGACTACTGCTTTCTATTAGCCTGGCTTCGACTACATCTACTGCAAAATAATCACGTTTTTTACGTGCTTGTTGTTTACTGTACATATAGTTTACATGATCTTGCGATAATTTACTTAGCTTATTGTCCTGTTTGAGTAAACGTTCACTGATTCCATATCTGTTTGTTTGGTACATAATACACCATGCCACAGCACTACGTTTACTGGTAAAGTTATTTATTAATTCGCCAGACCCGTTTTCTACACGCCAACCTTGATTGGTATCCTTGACTGCGTAAGTACCAACTTGTAGACCCCAACTTGCGGGTATTATAACCAGTGTTTCTTTTGCTAAACGTTGAGCTTCGTGCTTGGTCCAGTGCTTTACATAATTGCTAGCGGCGTCGGCCACTGCTTTGATATCATTGACTGTGATATTACTGGATTTTCTTTTTGTACGTGATTTTGCCATCTTGATTTTTCCTCAACAAAATATCTTTGTTGACTAGTTGATTTGCAATATGCAGTTCTCTATCATTAAAGTCACTGCGTTCCATGATGTGTTTTTCGTCAAATCGTCCTAGTACATCCGCTTCTTCATTTGTAAGAGGGATACTAACACGATTTATTAGTTCTACAATTTTCATCTGAGGTGTATGATTAAAGTAATAACAGCGCCAATCAATCCGCCAAGGATTGTGGTGCCAATACCGATTATTACTTTGTTGGACTTGTCTGGTGTGGCCGCAATGGATTCCTTGACTTCTACTATCAAGTGCTCTATCCTGCTCATACGGCTATCAAGACTCTGTAGTCTATCGTCCAAGTTTTTATACCTTTCAGCACACAGTTCCACGTGCGCCTCTAGGCTTTTTCTTTCAATTTCTGTAGACATAATGTCTTGACTCTTTCTGTTAAATCGCTGTTAGCGTTATCAAACGATGGTGTTATTCAGTTATGCCTAAAGAAGTGCCTAAAATGGTGCCGTGATTAAATATTATTTAAGTCTATCGCTAGATTCTTAAAGTATATGTTTTTTATAGCACCGTGGGGATAAAATATTGGAAGCATGAAACGTGCAGTTTCGTCCAAACCTGTTATAACAGGAACCTGTTCAAAATCCTTAGTTAGACTTCCAACTGGATCATCATAGGTATTAAAGATATCTTCGTGTTCTACACCAAATGTCCACACCCAAATTTTGTGACGCCCTTGATACCCTTCGCCAAATTCCCATCCATCAGTGAGATTACTTTCGGTTACCACCGGTCCTTTGATCATCATGGGTTGCGTTCTAAGTCCCAGTGTTTGTAATACTGTTTCCCAATTACGCTGCTGATCACGCTGAAATTCTTGTTCGGGTCTATACCGAGTTATACCAGTTGATGTGATATCTACTAGTGTATAACCTGTGAAAAATTCCAGCTCTCTATTCATGCAGATATTTATGGCCATAAAAAAAGGCAGTATAAAACTGCCTTCTTATGAGGTAAATTAAACTTATGCTAGTTTAAATCCATTGGTACTGCTTACAGTGACGTTAGCAACAATTGTGTTTCCATATACACCAAGCTGTGTAATGTTGGCACGAATATAGTTACGTAGTTCTGTATCAGTCCAGGCACTACGCTCAACAAGTACACTCATCTGACCGCTGCCGCTTTCAACTTGATACATTGTAACAGTATTACGTTGCTGAATAACATTTAGCACTTGGCTTACGATACCCACGTTGCCACTGCTGCGATTGATACCGCTTTCTAGTGTCATATTACTTGCACCGTAGCCTTCGAATGCTGCAATTTTATATGCAGTAGGACGGCCGGTTAGTCCTGGGGCAATGATGCCTGTTGCTGTTCTTGCGGCGCCATCTGTATTTCCATCAACGTCGGTCCATACAACTGCGGTTGCATCGCCATTAACTCTTGTAACTGCCATGATAAATCTCCAATATACTATATTTATGTAGCCAACAAAAAAGGCTCCTAAGAGCCTTTTTGTTTAGTTTGGAAACTAATTAAGCCCACTCAGCTAATGTTAGGGTCTTAACTGCAACGGTTGTAGCAACACCGGTGGCTGCTGTAACAACTGTATCAATACGAGCTGCAACGCTTGCTTCGCCGTTGTCAGAACCTGTAGCAGCGTCTAGAGCAACAACAAAACCGTCGTTTGCACGAGCACCAATGATAACAATGCTGCCTAGAGTCTGGATAGCACGGATAGCCTTAGTGAAGTTGCCTTCAGTAATAGCTGCGCCGCCGCCAGGTACTGTGTCAGCTGTACCAACGTTGGTTCCAGTGATCAAAAAGAATGTTGGTTGATAACCATAGAAGCTACCTGCTTGTGTTGTGCCGTTTACACGTAATTGTCCTAATGCCATTTTATATTCTCCTTAAATAAATGGGCTTACGCCTCATGTAAATATTTATCTTTTTACTAAAAAACGGGCCTGTTACTTGTTAAAATGCGCTACCCCAAATTGCCCGCGATTTACAATCTTTACTAAACCTGCGGCAGTCGGGAATACAAATCCTTCGCCACCTGCGGTGTTACCAACATACTGTTCTAGCCCCTTAACTTGTGAATCTAACTGCTGTGATAGATTTACTTTATACGCATAGATGCTGTTCCATATGGCTTTTAGACCAGCATAGCCCACGCTTTCACTTACTTGTCCACTGGCGTCTGTGGCAAATAAACTGCCCGAGAAATCATCCCCGGCTAGTGCTTGGTATTGTTTGGCACTGGTGTTGGCTTTTAACCAAGTATGCAGATCTTCGTTGGTTTGCCCTGTGATACGCTTATTAAAGTATGTTTTAATTCTTTCTCTAGTACTTTGTGGGATTGTTGCCATCAACTCATCCACAGCGGCACCGTACTTGGTAACCGCAGCATTTGCAGCTTTGCTTAATGGTACTGGTTCTTTTAGCTTAAATTTAATTCCCATGTCGGGTTTAATAATAGCAACGCCACCTTTGACATTTTGAAGTCCGTTGCCGTTCCACTTGGATGGTGCTCCACCGAGTTCGCTGAACTGTTGATGGACAACAATTCCCCCAACACTTTGGCCAATTACTCTGCCAAGTTCGCTGGTAGTAGGAACACGATATTGTACTGTCACTGGTTGAAATATAAATTTACCTGCTTGTACAGGAGGGCGGCCAGCATACATTAGGTCGCCCCAATAAAAACCAGGACCAGTGACAGCAGCGTCTAGGCCTGCCCATATCGTAGCTAGTCGTTGGTATAAGTCTGGGCGTAGTTTACCTGATGCTTTTTGCTGGTCATAGCGTTGCCAGTCTTGGGGACTTTGTGCCAGGAATCCTGCATCAAACATGTACTTGTCCATTACCGCTAGTCGGCCTTCGGGAGTACGACCAAAAATCAAAGCAGGACTACCATCCCACTTGATTGTGATTTGACTTGCGGCAGCAATAGCGCCATTGAGTCCTTTGACTGCTTGTGCCGCGGCAGCACTGCCATTGAAGATAGCATCCTCAGGGTGAGGAGTACGACCAGTTATATCCTCAGTAATGAAATTAACAAAGTCTAAAATCATTTTACTAGCGTGTTCATTTGTCTAAACCAAGCTCCGGTACCGGGCGCAACATCTTCGGGCAAAGTAATTAATCCCTTGGCAGCATCTTGGCGTGCTTGTGCTAGCTTGCCTTCTCTGTCAGGATCACTTTTAAGGGCCGCCATCATGGAAGCTACACTATTCAGATCGTCTTCTCGGGCTCGTGGACCTAGTAGAATTTTAGCAACTTCTTTGCGAGTACGACCAACAACTTCGTTGGTATCACGATTCAGTAACTTGGCGCCAAATGGGTCAAACTTTAGATTCAAATGTTTAGCAATACTGCTCATCAACATGAAATTGTGTGCGCCTTTGAATCCGGGCTGGTCATACATACCACGTGGGCCATGTTGATGCCAAGGTGCAACTACATCAGCGTCAACGATAACCATTAGGTCAACCTGCACTGTATGTGGTCCTTGAGGCGTCTTATATGGCACTTCTATGTGTACATTGCGGCCACTAATCTTGGTTTTGAAGCCTTTAGCTGCCATGAATTGTGCTAGTGCTTCCTTGGCCTTTTTATCATCAGGTGCATCAAACTTTTGCATTAACGCAGCGGCATCAATGAATAAGTCCATGTCGCCACTTTCTACTTTGAATCCAGCAGAACCAATGTGTGGTATAGCCTTAATGCCTTGTGGCAAATTGGATTGCACAGCATCAATTATACCAGGCACATATTCTTTACGAATCGGCCCGTCGCCAAAAATATTACCACCTTCGTATAAATGCATCATCTTTTACTTTTCATTTTACGCCATAGTGCTTCGGCGATGTCAATCTGCTCAACAACTGGATTGCCACTATTGATCTTTCCAGCTGTTTGTACTGCTTTCTTGGCAGGTGCTGCTGGTGCAGCCTTGGGAAGATTCATATTGTAAGAAACCTTGCTGGGTGCTATGGTCATTTGTGGGCCAACACCTGGTCCAAACTTCATCGGAGCAGGGGCAGCAGGAGCTCCTGCTTTTCCTAACTGAGTAGCCATTTGTCCAAATGCTCCTGCACCAGCTTTTGCACCAGCCGCAGCTCTTGCTTGACGCTTCTTGATAGCACCAGGAGTCTGACTTAATTGTCCTGCAACTTTACCACCAGTGTGCTTCTTAGCAGCAGGTGTTGGTGCAGCGGCTGTTGTTGCATTAGGTGCTGTTGCTGTTGCTGTTGCTGGGG